AACCACAATTGGGCCACAACTCTGAATCTTGAGCGTTGTTCCACCGAAGGAGAATCTGATACTGCCAGATAGACCCAGCCGATTTATTGCTGAACCGATGTCCATAAAGCTCATGGAACGTTCGTTCATCGGTGTGTGCCGTGCCGCTATCCGTCAAGAACTGAAGGAAGCCTGACCATGGTCCAGGAACTCCACCGACTTCTTCACGTTGGCGATACCGCTCCGTCGTTGCGATATCCGTACTGAACTCGATTCGAAAGGCAGCACCAAACACCAGGTCATCCAACAACGTGAACGTCACCACCGGACATGGAATCTGGAATTGTGGGCAGTAGACCGCACGTGCCTGCAAATCGTCTTCAACGACCACAGCCGTATCATCGATCACTGCTACATCACAATCCAAGCTCACGGGCAAACCTCGATTCCAACGTCGTGCTCTTCCACAACCTCAACCGTAAGGTCGCTGAGATCCACAGGCACCAAGATCTCAGAAATGTCCTCGACCAACAGGTCTCCTTCGATCTCTGCCAGCAACTGCTCCACCACGTCCACTTCGAGACCACCAACAATGATGGTCCCGCCTCCAGTTCCACTGCCCACCTGGGCCATAAACTGAGGATAGAGTGAAACGGTGGAATCAGCCACGTCCGTTCAGCTCCTGACGAAAGCGGTTCCTGGCCTGACGCAGCGGAGCAACCCTCTGCCCAAGGGATGTGCCCACCCTCTGGGCGGAGGATTGATCGTCTTGGAGCTTTCGGACAAGACGATTGCAATCACCGATTGCCTCCTCCAACTCCTCGTCGGAAAGGGTAGCCGGATCCAGGTCCAGCAATTCATCTTCGCGTTTCTTGCTCACAGAATCCTCCGTGTCCGCTTGTCCGCGCTGACGCTCAACTGACGAAGCTGCGCGAGATCCTCGTCCAAGATCGTGACCGTCTGGTCGTCCAGGGAAATGTCTGCGTTCCCAACCGTGCTCTGAACCGCGATGTCGAGCTCATCGCTGTGAACCAGTCCGGTATGGATGACGTTCGTTCCGGTGCTGTTATCAATCAACACCCCAATCCCTCTCACCACCACCGTTCCTCCGGTACAGGTCGCATCCAACTCCAGAGTTCCCTGAGAAAGATCGATCGAAGCAACAGCCGTCCCAGTCACGCTCGCCAGTGTAAGTCCACCAGAGTAGTTACGGATACTGACATCGTTGTTGCCAGAGAACGTCATGGTCGGCCGAGCAGCTCCAGCTACCGTGGAGAAGGAATCCACGATCACAACTGTCGCATCCGTCGCCAACGTGACTGAATCCGCCAAACCGCACAAGCGGAAAGCACCTTCCAATCCAGTCAGCAAGGACAGCAGGCAACTCCGGGCATCGATCTCTCCTGACATCGTACCGAGAAGAATCAAGTCCTGGAACCTAGTTCCATCCACGCTGACCCCATTCAGAGTCAGGTTATTCTGGAAGATGCCTGCCGTACCTCGGAATCCCCAACTGTCATGGTCCACCTGAACTGTGTAGTTTCCAGTGAACGCATAGGCAGTGAGCTTATCCCGATCCGCAATCGTTCTCGCATCCGTTAGGTTGTCAACCGGATTGGTCGGAGTACCAATTCCTTCATCCGTTCCGCTCACACCATTGGGGTTCACGTACACTTCCTGCAGAAGCTGGGTGAGATCCAACCGCGACACCGAACTATCCACCAAGTTGGACACACGAGTTTCCGTGTTCACGGTATAGGCACCAATCGTCGGCAGAAACACGGACTCACCAGGCTCGCGGGTAAAGATGTTTCCTACGAGTGTGAGCTTGTGGTCCAGTTCAGCCGGACGAATGCGCCAACCATTCTCAAGGAAGTACGTAATGCCCAGGGATTGGGTGGGTGTGATCGGGTCACCGCCTACAGGGGTGAACGCTTGAAGGTACTTGGAATTGTCCGAGGTTGTGACCCACTCCTTCCATTCGGAGTAGACCTCAACCACGTCCAGCTCATTGTCGCCAGCGGCACTGATTTCGGTGATGATCTTGTTCACCCCATCAAATGTCACGATTGCCGGCATGCGTCACCTACGGATTGTTGTAGTTGCGATCGAAGACCTGTTGGATTGGAATCGACGTGGGCGAACCAGGAATGGTGTAGACGAGAATATCAGCAGGCAGGTATTGAACCGCGTAGATCCGAATATCCACTACGGTCCCTGCCTCTAGCGAGAACTGATACGTACCCGTCGTCACATCCTCTTGGCCAGCCAACGCTGCTCCGGTAGCGTGATTGTATACACGAACCTCCGTGGGATTGACCAATCCCGTCAGGGTGATCTGAACGGTATTATTGACAACAGTCGTGGAACCAACACCGTTCCGAATCGTCAAACCAGAACCACCGGAAACATTGAGCGTAATGGTTCCACCGCTAGAATTCACAAAGGCAGCATTGGCGGAGTATAGGTAGTGCGTCTCACCTGGCGAACTGGCTGTGGTGAGACTGATTGCGTTAGTGTTATTGACAGCATCGTACTTGGTCGGATAGAAAGCGACAGTATCCACTGTTAGCGATCTCAGGTAGTAGAGACGTCCATTGATCAGATTGATGTTATCAGTGCCGCCTCCATTGCTGTAGTCAATGCAATCACCCGTAGTGTAGGGGTGCCCGGTGATGGTCACATAGTCGGGAGTTCCTGCATCTTCCACATCATCGAAGGTATTGAACGACTGAGCCGCAGGACCGTACCCATTGAAAATGTTTCCCGCGAAATCGTAGGTACCAGTGGTGTTACACTGAATCGCATGTCCCCCAAGAGCCCCAGCATCGAAAGTACAATTCGTGATGGCTTCCGGATCCGAAGCTATCATTTGGGTCTCAGCGCGAATGAGGTAATCGTTCTGGAACGTACAACTATCAAACGCAGCGCCATTCGTCGTAATGAGCCAGCAGTTGATGAAGATGGAACCCGTAAACGTGCATGCGCTGGTAAGAGTCATCGTGTTGAACTGCTGAAACGTACACAGATCAGCAGTGAAAGATCCACTCGTTCCAGTTGCTTCCAGAACTGGCAAATTGCATGGACCCAATTCGAGCTGGTGTTCCTCATTTCCACCAGCCGTCAAATTTGCAAGACCAGATTGGGTGTAAGCATTCGCCCGAACAGTGGTCAGGGCGATATAGTCTACGTTCTGACCAGCAGCCGCATAGTAGATTGTAGAGGTGGACAAGCCAATGTCTTGAGTTCCACCATTTGTCTTACTGTAGTAGACACCCCAAGCAATGATGTCAGTGGATGGCTGACCGGAGATGATCCAGTCACCACCACCTTGGCCCTGCTGATCAAGATGAATGTCATCATCGCCAGTGGAAACATCCTGAGTGGTATGAAAGAGTGCCTTCTCAGGACGACGTCCTTGGCCTTTGTGCGAACAGTTGACAAACTCAACAACTGTGCTCGCATTGCCAAGATCAATTTCGATCCCATTCCACCCAACATCGACTCGGCCACCAAGAAACACCACAGTCTGATTGGCGTCATACCATTCAGTAGCCGTGACCGTGCCAGTCGCAGTTCGGCCAATCACGAACTTCCCGTAGCAGTTGTAGACTCCTTCCTGGAGAACGATGTGCCCAAAACGATTAGCGGTGGTCTGGACATCATGATTCTCGTAGCGTTCCCAACGTGCGCGACCTGATTGAATCGTTCCAGTGCCATCCACCTGGAAAAGCCCAGGGCTGATGTCAAGGGCATCCGTCGCAACGTTCTCCGATTTGGCTAGGCCAGTGAAGTCACCCCAAGTCGCGAAGTAATCAATGGCGGTGAGAGAAGGTGTGCCAACAATGACGTCCACCCACTCGATGACGTTGGGATCGATCGGAGTGAAGATCCAACCACCCTTCACCGGATAGTCAAGGTCGCCTCGCTGGCCACCATCCGCGATGTAGTAGCGGTAATAGTTGGACGTATCGCTACCAACACGGTGCTCAGCAGAAGGCGAAGCAACGAGTGCACCGTAGTTCGTCCAGATGGCTTTGAAGATAATGACCTCATCCCCAGACACAGTCATGTCAGTGGGGGATGGGTCATCATAACGATGGCCGCCAGCATTTGTACCAATCTTCGAGCTAACAGAGTAAGTGCCCTGGTAGACGAAGTCCGTTTCTTGCGACGGCGCAGCCGCTCCACCTTCCTTGGCCCAGTTGGTGGTATCTTCAGCGTCGTCGCGACGATTATTGGTATTGGTTACGGCAGGAACTCCCATTTTACCTCTTCGTCGTCGGCGACGTCGACGTCTGCCGTGGTTCCATTTCTTCATCAAGAAGCTGAACCGGAGCCCCAACGTCATCAGCAATCCGCTGAAGCGTTCCCTGGATATTCTTCTCGTGATCTACCTGGAGTGCGTAGATTCCGCGTTCGCCACCACGTACCTGCCGGCAATCAACCAAGACTCCGGAAAGGTCGGGGCGATCTTCTTCACTGCCATGTCCAAGGGTCCAGACACAGCGGTAGGTCTTGCAGATCTCGAAGTATTCACCGTAGATCGAACAGCCCACGCCATCAACAGCATGAGGGCATCGCTCGTGGAGACCCTTGTTCAGAGCCTCCACGGGCAACACATCACAACAGACAGTGCATCCCCCACATGGGCGAACCACCTTGCCGTGGTGAACTGCTGCGACCTCCGGGACCACCTGCTCCTCCCATCATTTGGCCTACGGGTTGCTGAAGTTACGCTCCAGAGCCGCAACGAGCGAGAAGCTCTGGTTCTCGTTCGCCGTGATGGTTCCGGTAGCGATCACGTACTGAGCCGTGCTCAGCCCGATTGCAACGAGTGTGATGGGAGCATCCGTACCAGCCGATGCCGCACCACGCTGAACGTTACCATCATAGTCGTAGTCCCACGACACCGAGGAACCACCAGCCTGCTGAGGAACCGAACCAGCGATGGGAGTAGCACTGGCGTTGTTTACCGTGATAGCGTCAATCGTACCGAAGTCTCGACCCGTGTTGTCGCCAGCATCATCGTTCGTGAAGAACATCCGATACACCGCATTGGCGTCGGTGCTGAGGTTGGCATTGAACTGGATCGTACCCGTTGCCACGAACGGGAAGGTACGGAAGTCGCCGTCATTGTCGACGAAGCTGACACGGTTCTTGTCCGTACTGGAGAAGGAGTCAACGTACACACCAGTGCCATCGCCCCCAGGATTGCTCACCTGCTCGATCGAGAACAATGTGTTCCCGGTCGAAGCCAGGGAGAGCAACTCCTGAGCAATCTGCCCAGGCACCACGACCGCAGCACCACCACTGCCATCGTTGATGTCTGCCGTACCGACGAGCCTTGCCTGAACGAAGGCATAGATCTCTTCAGCCGAAGCAGAGCCACCACCGTCTTCCTGCCCCACACTCACATCGCCATCGACGATGACGCCGAACTGAGTGTCCCCTGGGCTTGGTGTGTCACCGCCGAGGGGATTGAAGTTCGATCGAGTCTGCGGTGAAGCGAAGTACGCGATCGTCATGTCGTTGTACGGTGCGATCGGAGTCGTGATGATGTCGTCGAACAGATCGCCGATCGTGGTCGTGACCAGATCCTGAATGACTCCGTCCGAAGCCTCGGACAGCGGGAAGCGTTCGACCTTGTTGGTGATGGTCGCGACACCGATGTCGGTGGTCGTTGACTCATCGTAGGTCTTGCCGAATGTCCGAATGCGAGTCGTGAAGACCAGCGGTCGCCGATCAATCGCTACCAGCACCGTGGTGTCATCAGCATTGGTCGAGAATGGAGTTCCCGTCACCGTGAGCGTGGTCGCAGCCACATTGGTGAGAAGGAAGGAGCCGTTGTTGCCAGTATCCTCCGCGTTCTGGAAGAAGACATAGTCTCCTGGCAAGAAGCCATCGGTGACGAAGGATCCCGTGGTTCGCGTGAACGTGTTCGAAGTCGCGAAGGCGAGCGTGCCAGCACCAGACAGATCCACTCGCTCCACTGTTCGCACTGCCTCATTCACCGGGCCATCGAACGTGAAGCTGGTCGCGGAAGTCTCACTCTCGAAGAAGTGGTAGGCAATATCGTTGGCGTCGATGTTGCCCAGGGTAATCACCCCGAAGTACTGCTGCTCGATGTAGCCATTCACATCGACTTCGTCCCAACCCATGCTGCGCAAAAGCTGGCGCGTGTTGGATGGATTGGTGGTGGAGATGGTACTCTCCGCTTCATCCACCGGAGCCCAAGCCTCCACGAACTCGAACTGCTCCGGGGTGATGGAGATCATGGGGAAGTCGAACTTGATGAGATCGTTGTCGTCTTTCCATTCTTCCTTGCAGAAGGAGTAGAAAGACTGGCCGAGAACACCTTCATCATCGAGCACCGTGGTTGAACCGAAGCCGTTCAGGAACGTGATCTTCTTGTTGGTGGTGTCGAAGTGAACGTTCTTCTCATTGGCATTGTTGCCAAGGATGCGGATGGTCTGTGAACCAGCATCATTGGCAGGGTTGACGACGGCTCCGGTCAGTGCCTGCTTGCTAGCAGTGATTGACACACCAGCACTGTAGGCATCGACAACGTAGAGTCCATCGTTGACTGCGTTCGTGGCGTCACGTACCTCGATGTAATCATCGACTGTGACCGCAGGTACGTTCGCCGAAGTGATGATGATCTGTGCGCCGGACTGACTTGCGAACGTAGTGGAGGCCACGCTCGTGCTTCCGCCTTGGGACAGACCATCAGGATCACTGATGAATGGCATGGTTAGCCTCCAAGCTCGCGTTTCCGTTGAAGAATCAGACTCAAATCACGGATGCGAGAACGCTGCCCCTCAATTGCGTCCTCGAGCTTCGCGATGGAGAGTTCGGCACTCCTGATCTGGTCTTCGATCCCTTCCCTCGGATAGTTCCGAATCTGATCATCCGTCCAACCAGCGGTCTTCCGTTCGATCGTCTTGTAGTCATCCAAGTTGATATGAATCGGCTTCACAGGAGTGCCGTTCCCTTCAGCTGCGAGTCGTCGGTCCCTTCAGAGCACCGCGCACATTGGGTCCACGCTGGTCACCCTTGGCGCTCCTCCGGGACGACACGTTCTTCACGCCAGACCCGCTGCGATTCTTGTTGGACCCAGACTTCATCATGGATGCCGTCTTGGCCAGCTTTCCGTCACGCATGTTTCCTCCTACAGCTCTGCCAGAACTTCTGGCTTGGTTTCCGTGTCGGCCACCAGAGCCACGGTGAGGTCTGCTCCCGCAACTCCTTCATCCGTGATGGAAGCCACGAAGATGCTTGACAGATCTGAGCGAGTGTTACCGGAAGGAGGAGTAACCGTCACGGTCACCTTACCATCTCCGAAATCGTCAGTGGTTTGAGCAGCCACAGTGAGATTGGGTGCCGCGTAAGCAGCACCATCGATCTCGGTAGCGTTCAATGCGGTGACCAACTTGGCCGCAACAGCGTCCAAGTCATCGGTCCCAGATCCGGTCACACTCACTATGATCGGATCTACGGTCTGGCCTGCCGCACCTGCTACCCGGATCTCCCACTTGTAGCCAACCATCGAAGAAACAGCATCCAGAGTTTCCGTAGTGATGGCTTGATCGGTCGAATCACTCCAACTGGAATCTCCGTTGAAGTGCGATGAAGCGAATACTTTCGCATCCGCTGCCGACTCTGCCGCCACCAGCAACTTGCTGGAACCCACCACGGTAGTCTTGCTGCTGTTGTCCACCAGGAAGATAGCCATGAAGTCGCTCCTTCCTAGGCGATGATCTCCACCCGACCACGCCGAGTAAAGACGATGGTGTCTTCGTCGGTGGTCATGATGCCCGCCGTGGGCGGACCCAGAAGTTCCACCGTGTCGAAGTACGGCTGAGGATTCAAAGGAATCCCCGCACCGATGATTGCCGCTTCCGCCTCTGCGATCTTGACAGCATCCGCACCGCCATCGTCACTGTTGACGATAGCGATGTGAACATCGTCGATGTTCGTTCGAGACGGAACATCCGCGTTTGCGCGGCTCAGCAGATACAACTGCGCTGCCATGTCTCACCTTCCTACAACGAAGGACGAGAGAAGCCAGGTGCGACCCTCTCAATGTCTCCACGACTGATTCCGGATGAACCGTAGGCAGCCTCCACTGCATCCATCCTCGGACGACCATTGACCGTCCAGTGTTCATCGTTGGCAGGATCGAGCGACTTCAGCGCCTGGCGAATGCGGTCTTCGTCCGACGCTTGCCCGTCATTCCCGGAGTCCTGCTGTCCGTCCCGAACGGGAATACTCCCCGACTGCCCTCGCGTAGAGTTGTCTGCTCCATCGCTGTGGTCTGCGGAAAGTGTGGCAGCTTGGTCCCCAGGCGATCGAAGGTCGCTACGAAACGATTCTGGCGACCCACGCCTTGCACCCGACGGATATTCACGCTGGCCACTATCGACCTCCTGCCAGAACCGAAGTTCTGGACTTCCTTCGGGGAATGCCTTGTACACTCGCCCCATGTAGAGAGTCTCACCAATGATGGAAGACTCATCACCAGAGATGACTGTCTTTCCATCCTTGAAGCGATGTTTGCCCAGGACACACGTGGTGCCAGCACGACTGCCCGTGAGCACGAGTGTACGTTGTGAACTCGCCATGTTCCTGCTCCTCGGATCAAGTGGCGGACTACGCTCCGGACGGAGTGATGCCACCGTGGCAGGCGAGACCCTTCTCGGAGAAGAGTGCCAACCCAGCGTACCACTTCACGCGCCAGATGCGCTCGTCCTTCGTCTCCGACTCACCCACGTCGACGACCTGGATGCCCGAAGACATGTCAGCCGTGAGGCCAGCAAGACCATTCGAGCGAGAGCCGTCGTCGAGGGTACCCGCGAAGATGTAGGCGACGTCGGACGAACCACCGACGGTGCCATCCTGCGGGATGTAGTCGTTGCGGAAGATCGGCACACCGGAGTACGCGATGACCTCTTCCCCACCCGGAAGCCGAACGACTTCGTTGATGGAAGCACCACCAAGCTGACGGAGCAGACCACGGTACGTCCGACGCTCACGAGCGTGGAAGCAGAAGTAGTCCACCATGCCATCCTTGACGGTGACGAGATCCATCAGCTCGTCCATGATGTCCAGGGTGAGGAGATCGCCATTGCCACCAGCGGTCGCAACGGTCTGGCCAGCGGCACAGAGGTTGATGAGGCCATCGAACTGATTGGCCGCACCAGTGCCGTTCACCAGCATGTGCTGGTAAATGCGACCGATGTGCTTGGACTTGGACGCGATCTGCACGGCAGTCTGGTTGTTGCCATCGCCGGACCGAGTGGCCTGAATCAGACCATTGACCTCGGCATCACCAGCGATGGTGGTCAGACCGCTGAAGACCTCGGTGAAGGTCGCCGGAGCCTTCATCCCAGCAGTCTCGCCAGGAATCGGGTTGCGGTCGGTGCCTTCATCGTAGACGGTGCCGATACCAGCGACACCAGCACCACCGAGTGCATTCTCGCGATTGTACTTGAGAGAGTTGCCCTCGATGCCATCGAAAGGCAGCACCATGAACATCTGGTTCACGGTGATGATGTTCTCGATGACACCTGCGACTAGCTCATCCTGAGCCAGCTTTGCACTCTCAGCCAGAGTGACAGATGACATGATTCCCTCCTAAGGGACGAGATTGTGCAACGAGTCACCGAATCACTCGGTGGGTCGCCCAAACCTCGGATCACCCTCGGTGGGCCATGCTTGTACCTGACAGATAGCCTCTCGAGAGAGACTAGGACAAGAGCTATCCTCGACGACCCCTGTCGTACTGACCTTTGCCGATGCCAGCAGCGATCTTATCGACGGAAGTCATGTCCTTGCCACCAGGCTTCGGGCTCTGATGGCTGGTCCTGGGAGCTCCTCCACCAGAAGGAGCTTCGCTCTTGAACAGGGACTTGAACTTGTCCTGTCCCTTCATCTCTGTCACCAGCTCCTTGATTGTCATCGGGGCACCCGTCGAGCCGGAGTAACGGATGTCGCCAGCGTTGTCGACCACGTTGACCTTGAACTCGCCATCTTCCTCAGACACCTTCACCTGGCGCGTGACGAAAGGCATGCCGAGATCCGGGTCGATGATTCCTGCCTCAGCCAGAGCCGAAGTCGCAGCGGACGAAACCAGATGCTGATGGAGCTGACCCGTCAGTCCGGTGATCCGCTTCTCACGCGCCTCGATCTCTGCCTGGTGCGCTTTCTGCAAGTCTTCCTTGATCTTACTGACCTGACGCTCGAGAGCTTCAGCGTCCTTGCCCTTGCCTGCCTTCCTGGCTTCCTCGATCTGGGCATTGAATCCCTCGAGAATGGCTTCTGGCGTCTCGCCGTATTCAGCCAGCATGCTCAAGTCGACCTGCTTGGCCTTGTTGGCCTTCGCTTCGGCTCGTGAAGCAACCAGTGCTTTGTTGAGCCGAGAGATGGCAGCCACCGCCGACTTGGTGGAACCATCATCAGTGTTGAGCTTGAACTTGCCGTCTTCACCTTCGACGTAGAGCCCTCGGAAATCCTCAGGCACGCTTTCGATGGCATCAACGGTCAGGCTCTTGTTGAAATCAAACTCCATTGCATCACGCTCCGGTTTGCGGTTCACCCGCTAGGATGTGGGTTCAGCCTTCTGAATCTCCACGTTGACGTTGGAAAATCGCAGCGGACCCTGGTGATCCACTGCTTCGAGCATGATCTGGCCCAGGGCACGATTGATGATCGTGCTGAACCGTGCATCACGCTGTGTGGGTGCGGTGGCTTCGTTCGTGCCGATGACTTCCTCCAGAGCACGTCGCGCATTCATGAATGCGGTGTCCTCGTCAGCATCGTACCAACTGAAGTCAGTGACCTTGCGAAAGAGTTCGGCCCAATAGTCGACCGCACTCTGAATCAGGGCTTCATCACTCGGCATTCAAAGCACCTCACTTTCCTGGTTCACTACTTGGCTCCCGCAAACTCAGGGAACCTCTGCCGAAGCTGGATCAAAGTCAGCTCTTGTCCCTTGCGGTCCACGAACTGGTCCATCTTCAACCCCTTGCGAAACATGCGTGCCTTCTTCAGACCCAGCACCTCGTTCTGAAACGAAGTCGGCTGGCGTCGCAACCACTGATCATAGGTAGTCGAGGCAGGCACACGTCCAATGTTCTCATTCGCCCAGCTCATACGAGTCTTCTTGATGGCCTGATTACGCTGCTTGACCGTCATCTTCTTCCATCGCTTCTCGCCGAGCTTGGCCTTCGCATCCGCTCGGAAATCCTTCTCACGGAACTTCCGTGTTCGGGCATCACGCACAAACGGACGCTGCGGCATCATCTGCTCCACACCCTGCGGAGAAAGCACCCCAGTCATCAAACTCCGGCAACTCGGATGAGCCGGAGGACGTGCTCCTGGAGGCTGAAGTTTGGGTTCAGGCACCTGTGCGTTCGGGTTATTGTCCGGTGGCGCGAAATGCCCGTCTCTCGCTCTACAGATAGCACTAGTTCGACCATCGAGCACTGACGTCCAGCGCAAGGCATCCATCAACCCTCCGTTGGCCGAAAAGAATGCCTCCCGAGAAGTATTCACCGCATGGTTGACTCCAGTGCGAATCACTGCTTCCGCATTCGCTCGAGTTAGCCCACCGACATTACGCACCCGACTGACCATCTGCGGAACGGTCTCTCCCTGGGCCATACCAAGGTTCAATGCCTCAGAAATACGTCGTGCGTCGGCTGCTTCGAGATTCGTCCACCACTGATTCAACGTCCGCGCTGCGTTGGCTCCGCCAGCGAAGGGAGTCGTCGTGATCAGCGAGTTGAGGTGGCTCGCATTGACCGTCGCATAATTGAGCTCAACTGGCACCACGGTCTCTAGAATCTTCTTCGAGAACTCCTGTTCTGCTTTGCCCAGGGCAAGAGTCCCGCTCTTGTTGACCTGCCGGAGTTGTGTGAACAGAGACTTGCGAAGTTCACGAATGTCCTTCTGTAACTTCTTGAATCGCTGACTCTGGAAACTGCTGCCTTGCACCAGCTTCGAAGACAGCTTTCGTTCCAACTCACGGTTGGCCTTGTCAAGAATGGCCAGGGTCTCACGTACCTCACGTGCAGTCCATCGCCTTACCGCAATCTCATGGCGGATCTGGGCGTCGAAGAGATCGTCATTCGCAGCCAACCCTATGCCCTCTGAAGTACGCGAGCCATGTACACGGTGATCTTCCAAGGTTCATCAACAACTGCGTTGCCTTGAGCAACCTCGATGTCCATGCCACTGATGAGAGCAATTTTCGGAATGCGCCGACCACCCAAGGAAACTCCATTGGGGCACACATTCCAAAACCGTGCATCCGGACCGGAAATCATGCCAATTTGCGCAGCCACGCTTGTATCGTTAAGCTCGACGACAACGAAATTCGCTCCTCCACGGTTGTTGAAGATGACCGGCCAGAAACGGATGAACGCGCCAGTGGCATCAACGATGTTGGATTCAATAACGACCGATACGTCGTAGGTACCTGGTCGAGCCGGAATCCGGTAGAAGTTGGTGCCAGCCACCACCTGAGTCTGGACTGTGAAGAGTCCTTCCGTCATGGCTCACCCCACCTTGGTTGCCAGCAGCACCACCCGGCACTTCTCCCCGGTGACCGCCGCGCCCTTGGTGAAGCTGATCTGGAGACCATGTGGCAGCGGCAGAATGTCATCCATCGGCACTCCAGTAGGAGCACGGGTGATGGTAGCGATGCGTCCTTCATCTGCCGCAGTCAGGGCGAGTGAAGCGATCGGAGTGGCGTCGTCTGGCTCCAACATCCGAATGTCCACGTTCCCGACCTGACCAGCAGGTGAAACGATGGGACGCATAGCCAGAGACGAGGTGGCTCCGGTTACGTCGGAATCCACTGCCAGCGAGATGTGATACGTTCCCGCCGGAAGTGGAAGATTGTAATCCTTGTCCGTCGCAGGCACCGTTGCCTGCAACTCGAACAGCGTGCTCTTGCCATCCTGAGTGACAACACGTGGCATGGCTTCTCCTTATCGACTGAAGACGTAGTAGCTCATGACCAGAGAACTCCCTCACCGTTGCACGGCTTGCACGGATACGGTCCCGTGCCACTGTCGGGCCAGGTCTCCACATCACCCGGAACA